ACCTTACCGCTCAATATATCAGATGGGTTTGGAAGTTGACCGCTAATCTTACGATGATTCATAAACTTAACGGCCAATCCCTCTCCTACGCAACCTGCTACGAGGTCAGTGAGCGTACTTTCTGGCAGGTCATCTGATAGAAGTTGGCTTACGAAACTCCATGATCTTGGAGTTGCAAATGATCTAGAACTACCTCTAGGATCAAAATCGTATAAATCTTGTTTTGCGAATGTGCAGTAACCTACGACATCTGCGTGTATGTGTTGATTAGTTGCCCATTGCAACCAATCTTCGAAGTCCACTCTAAGTTCTACGTGTACGAATCTGTTTGCCAACGGAGCCGGCATCCTGTAAGTGACACCTTTGTCCGAATCTCTGTTACCCGCCGCAACAATAGAAACGCCTTCTGGTAGGTGGTACTGTCCTACTCTTCTGTTCAAGATAAGTTGATAAGCCGCCGCCTGTACTGCCGGAGCCGCCGAGTTCAACTCATCTAAGAAAACTATTGCGTTAGACTTGGGATCAGTTGGCAGTTCTGCCGGACTCGCCCAAACCATATTGTTTTCTTTTGAATTGTAATAAGGAATACCTTTGATGTCTGTTGGCTCCCATAAAGGAAGTCTTATGTCGATCACTTCTCTGCCTTCTGCGTCTGCGATCTGTTTAACGATATCTGATTTACCGATACCTGGTGCACCCCACATCATTATGGGTCTCTGTAATTTGATACAATGTGTTAATGCTGATTTTGCCTCGTTAGGTGAAACGGTTCTGTTCTGTGAACCTATTGCCGCCTCTTTGTTTTTGCTTCTTGCCATTTTGTACACTCCTGTTTAAAATGTTTATAATACGATTATAGCAGAAATGTGTATATGGTCAACCTAGTTAGAGTGGCTAAAAAGTCGCAGTTTTACTGGCTTTTTTGTTCGTCGGCCTTGCCCATTGCCCGTGCAAGTCCGTATTTTGTGATATCTCCGGCGAAAAGCATCAGTTGGAGTGCCATCTTCTCCATGGTCACTATAATCTTTTTCTTGTCAACGTAGTAAGGGCAGTCAACGAATTCGTCCAACCATAGATATGTCTGGGGTGTGAATATTACCTTTGCAGGAAACTTGATGTCATAGGTCTTGAGATCCAACTTCTCCAACATTTCTAGACCCTGTTTGGTCAGTCTCAGTGATCTTGCTTGGTAACTTTCCCGTACATTCTGCCACCACGCATAGTAGTTGTTCTTGATGGTCTCATCATGAACAGGCTGTTCAAGCAATTCCATGAAGGTTCGGGTGTAGGCTGTCTTACGATCCATTGTTAATTAATTATCTAGTGAATTTGTCGCCTGTTTTTAAAAGGAACACACCAAACTTGTCTGTGTTGTGTCTTGTGTTCAACTTCTTGGCCAGGTTCTCTGCGTGGCCAGGATTGGAGAATGATACTTTCTTGTATTTTGGTCCTGGGTAGTTGGCCACCAAACTTGATGATTTCAAGTTGATTGGTTTACCATCGTAGAACACCGCCCAGATGCCCTCAGCCGCTAGGACTTCTTCCATTTTGAAGGTGGCTTTATCGCTGTGTTGCAACAGCACTGTGGGTTTTGGTCTACTCATAGTTGATCACTCTTTACAACTGTATTTACCAAAAAAAATGATATGTTATTTAGACTTGAAATCGCCGCCGTCCATCTCGATGTCAATGGTCTGGGCCTCTCTGGCTGTTTTGAGCGCCTCGATTATCTCTTCCTGTATGGTGACCATACGGGTCATAACCTGTGTGAGGCTGTCGGCCAACTGGTCCGCTTCCTTGGCAGGAATAATGATCTGACGTTCGCCCTTCTGACGTAGCGTCCTGATCCTACCTATGAGATCTTCAATTGGTCTTGTTTGTATCTTGGAATTCTTTGACTGCATTGTTCAATACCTGTTGCATTTCTAGTTTGGTCTTCATTGGTCCTTTGAATTCATACCTCGACAGTGTGATCATCTTTGGACAATATGCCTTACGCCAACCCTTCTCGAAACAGATTATGTAGTAACCTGCACAGAACTGGCTCTTGCTCTTTGGAGTCTTGGTGTATACTGGCAGTTGTTTCTGCACATCAAACATCGGATTGTAAGGATGTTGGCTACAAGGGTAACCGTGTACATCAAAGTTGTCTGTCTGCACTTCTTCCTCAGGCTTCTTGATGTTGGATTCGTCAAATATGCCGAATCCAAATTTTGCGAACAGGCTCTCCTGTGTGTGGAACACTTGTCTTTGGCTTTCCAACTTGCTAAGGAAGATCCAACCGTTGTCTGCTTCCTTTTGCAGAGTACCCAACTTCTGGCCGTTTTGCTCGACAATCCAGAACTTATCTTTGACTAGGGTCTTGGCACGTACTGTCATGATACTAACCTCGCATTAAAAGGCTCCACGTATAGTTGAGCCTGCTCACTAATCCTATTTAAATCATACTTGGCACAGAACCTCATAAATCTGATTCCAACTTGATCAACACTCTTGTTTTCTGACTTGGCCTGTGCAATCGTTTGATCAAGTTCTTCTACAATCGCTTCCGGTTGTGCGTGTAAATCCACTAATAATTTGTTTCTCTCATAATCTTCTAAAACCCTGTGTTCATTGCCATCGTGATCAACCCACTTGCTTAACATCAAGTTGTTCCAAGTGTATCCTTTTTCCTGTCTGTCCGCGAATGCTTCCTGCAATCCTATCTTGTTCTTTGTGCCCTTTGTACGCACACCCGGATATGCACTAAAAATATTGTCGCTTGGATCTCCTCGCATTGCCTTTTCGAATATCATCCATTCTGTGTCTGGAGCAGGTTTTGGTGCTTTCAATTTCTTGTCTATCACAGGATTGCCTTTTGCATCAAACCAACCCTCGTTTGTAAGTGTTACTTCTGTAACGCCGTTATATTGTTTCACATTTGGAGCCACTAGTTGATTAAGATCTTTGTCTGTGCTTATGATCACGTGCTGTTCATCTGGATGTTTATCTATCCAACGTGCAATCAAGTCATCTGCTTCTGTTCTTGCATTCCTTAATACTGTTGCATTTGTTTTTGTTTTGATAAAATCACAGAAGTCATCATACACTTCCCAGAATACCTCGTTCTCTTCTTTCTCTTTCTCTGACATAGCGTCTACGGTTTCTTTCCTGTTTCTCTTATAGGGTGCGTAGTGATCCTTACGCCAACTTCTGCCCTCTAGGCAAAATACAACGTGAGAGCCTTCGAAGTCCTGCCAGGCCTTCTTTATAGAATTCATCATTATGTGGATGGCCATACCTACCTTCTCAGAAGTGTCTCCTCTGATAACGTGCCTAGCACGGAAGAATGTGTTTGCTGTGTCTACTAGAATGTGCGCCAAATTAACCCCACCAGTTCTGTGTGAACTTGGGAAGTTTCTTTTTGATAGGAGTCCATATTGCCGCTTCGGCCCTGCCTATGAACTTAGGCCTAGGAACCATCCAACCAATCAAAACACCAAGTAAAAAATAACCCATTATGATACCTCAGTCTTTCCGTCGTCTCTTCTGTTGATCTGTACATATCCAGATCCAGTGACGTCAATGCCTTGTTCGTTCCCTATGGTCCTACAAAGTGTCTGGAACCATCTGTCTACGATCTCTTCCTCACTTTGACCTTGATACCCTGACTGTTGCAACATATTCACAAACTCGTCATTCCAATCCAACTCAAAGAAACCGTTCCTTGGATTCTCAGGATTTACGTTCAAGTTTAGAACTTTGACCATTGGTTCTTCGCTTTTCTTAGAACCTTTTTTGCTTTTTTTAATTGTTGTCTTTTTTGTTTTTTTAACTTTCATATAATCTAATTATACACTATTTTTTCAATTTTGCCAAGCAGTAATGATTTATTTTGGTAAATTTGGATTCCATATCTTGTAGTGTTGCGGATAGTATTTGATGTAGTCTATTATTTCTTTTGTGTTGTCAAAGAATTGTTTTACCAATGGCATCAGAATGTTGTTGTGTTTTTGTTCTATAGTTGCGTAGATGTATGCCTCTTGGAATATGTCGAGTCGAGGTATTGTGATGTTTTCCTGCTTTTCAAGTGAGGTCAGCACGTCTTCGGTAAGATGATGTGTTTGCAGTATCCGATTGTGTGATACGAACATCTTGTGCATAGGCTCCACCATGTCGAGATCTAAGTCTAGGCCATACTTGGCATCTAACTTTTGCAATTCATTCATGAACTTGTCTAGTACGAAAAATGACGTGACCGGAAAAAAGTAATTGTCATATTCTGTTTTGTTGAGAGCAT